CTTCGGTGACGTAGACCAGAACCTCGGCCAGCGCTTGGCGGGACACTTGGACCATCACGCCATCTGCGTCGCATTGCTGCTGGTGGTTTACCAAGTTGACGATGGCATCAACCGGCACCGTTGGGTGTCTGGCACTGCCTGGCTGGGATTGGGGATGCGTCATCGGCCTAAAATCCTCATGCAATAAAACCAGCTATTTGTCTGTCGGCATTCGTTCCACACGCCGACTTCAAGATAAATGCAGCCGCCAATTACGATTGCGACAAGTGCGGAGATTGCAAAGACCTTCATCTCGTCCTCAATGCTTGACGGACACCGAGCGCAAATCGCGGACGACTACCCGATCCGCGCGATACGCTGTATGCTCGGATTTGACGGGGCATTTCCCCTGCACCGGGCCGCCGATCATGACCTGATCCTGTTTGCCCTCGTCGGTGATGATTATTTCTAGGGTGGTGTTCATGATCGCCTCGTGAAGATTAGGACTTGAGCCTGATAGCCAGCATGAACGGGTCGATTCCGTACTTCGCCCAAAACTTCATTTCGTTCATCGAATGCTGTTCCCGGTGGTGTTCGTTGCAAAGCGGGACCGACCATTTGTCGGACGGCTTTTCAGCCATGCCAGTGTGGGGTTTCCCGTGTGGGAGGGACGCGGTTCGAATATGCGCCGCCTCCGTGTTGATCCCTCCGCAGATGCAGCACGGCAGCGACCGGATGAAATCCAGGTGCTTGGCGTTCTTCTCGCGGGGCTGGCGCTGGCGTAGGGTCATAGATGCGCCCATTCCCGATATTGGTCATCAAGCGATTGCCACTTTGCGCGGGCCTTCGCGTTGGTCGCAAACTCGGCGCGCGATTCGACGCCACATATTTGGCGAGACACAACGGCGGCTTGTTCTGCGTCCTCGGTGTCAAAGCCATATTCAACGGACAGGAAATCGCGGAAGCGCGCATCGTTGCACCTGATCCCGCATTGCGCGGCTGGCTGCACGTCGCGCCAATCAAGTTTGCCCTTTTCTTTCGGTTCCTCGTTGTCCCCAACCTCGACAAGTGCCGCCATGAAGCGCGTCCCCATGGCGGCATTTGTCAGGCGTTGATCCATGTCCGCCGCCTGCACAACGAAGCGCAAAACCCAGTCGCCGTTTTGGCGCTGTTGCAGGCCATCCTTTTTGACCTCTAGCGGGATTGCGTTCGCTACTGCTTTTTCAGCGACGGACATGGGTTAATCCTTAAAGGTGGATGTCATCGTCAAGTTCACGATCAACTGCGCGCTTTCGGTCGCCGGGGAAGTCGGCAGTTCCGCTCGAAATCGGATCGGCCTTCGGGCGGTTGTCCTTGGCGGTCGGAATGCGGCACCGGATAGCCGGGCCGACCTTGCCCTGGAAATCAACCATCACCGAAAACAGGATAATCGGCTGGTCAAACCAGTCCTCGGTATCGTCGCCGTAGGCCTCGCTGATCGTGCCGGCGTTGGTCTTGTTCAGAACGACGCCCTTTTCCTTGCCCTTGAAGTAGAGGACGGGTTTGAAGTCGTCCCCGATCTTTTCGCGTTCGACGTTCGCCATGGTGAGCCGGATTTCACGGCCTTGCAGGTCGGCGGCCTTGAGGTATTTGCTGGGAAACTCTTCGGACATTTTCATTTCATTTGATCCTTATGGTGAGGTTTGGTTGCGAGTTCGACAGTGAGAAGCCCGGCACCGTCTGTCCGGTTTTCAACGCCTCCTTGATCGCAAAGCGGTCCAGGTTGCGGGAAATCTTGCAAAACTTGTCCGGCAATGCGTCCGGGTTTGCGTCACCAACCAACTGTTGCTGGCCGGCGCGAAGTGATAAGGTGGCCTCGGGTAATTCGACTTTGGCGAGGTCTGCCGCCTGCATGATCTTGAAGGCCAGATCGCGAAGAGTTTCCACGCGATGTTCGAACCGATCCTTGCGGGCTTTCAGTTCCTCGAATCGGTCCTTGGTGCCGATGACAAGCGCCTTGGTGTCCTCAATCCGCCTGACAATGGTGGTTAGGATTTCATTGAAGTCGGTTTCGCTCTCCAGCGCCGAAAGCCAGGTCTCGTCATCCTCCAGAATTTCCGGGTGGACGATCTTGAGGTTTTCGACCTGCAAGCGAACCGCATTCGGATCAAGCTGCACGGCTGTTCTCCATCGGCTTGCCTGCGTATTGTGCCTTCGCCGAGCGGATCACTTCCAGGATGCGCGAAGCCTCGGCCTCGGCCTTGTCGAGTTCATCCTGTGCGAGCGTGAAGAACGCCGGACGCTGCGGCATCCGGCTGATTTCCCGCGCTGCTCGATAGGCGTATTCATGCGCGGCGGTAAGGTGCGGCTTGATCGCGGTATCGTAAAATGAAATGCTCATTTCGTCCGCTCCATGCATTGCCTGATGACTTCCAAATCTCTGGCGTAGTCGAGTTGCAACTGGTCCAGCCGCTTTGCGAATTCGCCCATGCGTTCATTCGCAACCAGCGGGCAGGCCCCGGCGCGGCGCTCGGCATTGTAGTAGTTCATCAACGCCGTCTGGCGGATGCCGGCGGGGGACATGGTGGTGGTGCCCATCTCCCTCACTCCGCAGCTTCGCGCACTGGCGCTGTCATCAGTCCCCGCGCATAGGCCAGATCGACCATGGCGCGGACAATGATTTCGGTTTCCTTGAACAGCGCAGTCCCGCCGCGCGTTGCTTTCCAGTGCGCTTCTGCCTGAGACAGTGTGAAGTACCTGCAACCGGCTTTCACCATCGGTTCGGAGTCATCCTTCAGTTTCTGGAGAAAGAATGCGTAGCCATCGCTGCGGGTGGCCCCCTGAATGATCCATTGAGTGCCGAGGTCCGCGCCGCCGAGGTCCGCGCCGCTGAGGTCCGCGCCGCTGAGGTCCGCGCCGCTGAGGTACGCGCCGCTGAGGTCCGCGCCGCTGAGGTCCGCGCCGCTGAGGTCCGCGCCGCTGAGGTACGCGCCTCTGAGGTACGCGCCTCTGAGGTCCGCGCCGCTGAGGTTCGCGCCGCTGAGGTACGCGCCTCTGAGGTCCGCGCCTCTGAGGTCCGCGCCGCTGAGGTCCGCGCCTCTGAGGTCCGCGCCGCTGAGGTCCGCGCCGCTGAGGTACGCGCCTCTGAGGTCCGCGCCGCTGAGGTACGCGCGGCTTTTGACAGCCACCCTGACTGCAAAGCCAAGCCTGACGCTCGGCAGCGTATCGGGGCCACACTCGATTTCAGCGGTGAACTGCACCTTGCCGGTGAAGCGGCTGAGAATATCGTATTTCATCACACCGCCTCCTGCCGCAATGCTCGGGCGTGGTCCCATTTCGCGGCCAGATCGTCCCGCTCCTCGCGATCGGATGCGGCGCGGGGCAGCTTCGCGAAAAGGTCGGCAATGGCTGACATTTCGGTGAGGCCCCAGCCCATCGGGGAGTCGATGTTCTCCGCGTCGAAGGCTGCATATTCGCCGTTCACGGTTTCAATCAACCGGACGCGGATTGTCTCGTCGCCGTCGTTGAAAGAGATGACCTTGGATTTGGTGAGGACCGGCGCGTTCATTGTCCTATTCCCCTTCGGCTGATTGGTTGGTCAGGCGCGATTGTCGATGACGCGAAAGCCGCTTTCGTGCATACAAAGGCGACCGCCATCCGCGAATTGGATGATGTGCCAGCCCGTCAATCCTACGGGCGTACCTTCGCCCTTGCGCGGCTTGACGATGGTGATGGCCTCGGGAGCAACGCCGGGGAATCCAGCGAAGGCGGGCGTTCCGATTGTCTCTGCGCGGGTTCCGTAGGTCATTTGCTGCTCCCGTTGATGACAAGAGCACTATAGGCACAGAATGTTATCAAAGGCAATAGCAATAGGCAAAGAAAGTTATAAGATTTTATTCTGCAATGATTTCAACGACTCGGCACAGCAAAAAGCCCGGCAAGCGGGCCGGGCTGGTTAATGCGCCGCGGTGCGGGATCAGGATTTGCGGATGGCCCGGATAATCGAGAGGGCCTGAGCCTGGATCGCGGGGGACTGATCCCGCAAAAGCTGGTTCGGGGTCGGCGCGTCCGGGTGGTGGTACAAATCCTCGGGCTCCATGAGGTCGCCGCCTATGGCCTCTGCGAGGGCCGCCAGTGCGTCCGTGGAAATGGCTACCTTTCCCAACTCCCAGCGCGAAACCGTCATCACGTCGCATCCCAGCCGCTCGGCAAGCTGCTTTTGCGTGAGTTCGTACTTATTCCGCCATTCGGCCACGAAGACCTTGCGCGGGCGCCGGGGATGAATTTTGACCACCATAACCGGCAATCTACTAACTACTTGTGCCTATTGCGATATTCGGCCAACGTTATAGGCATTGACAGGTCTAACGTTCTATGCCTATTATCGGGGCATGACGCATCCTCTCAAATCATGGCGCGACAAGCTGAAGCTCTCGCAGCCGCAGGCCGGCGAAAAGCTCGCAGTTGACGCCATGACCGTCTCCCGCTGGGAGCGTGGCGAGCATCTTCCGCACAAGAAGCATTGGCCGAAGATCGAGGAAGTCACGGGTATCGCGCCGTCCGAGTTGGTCAGCCACGTCAAGCAAGCTGAGGCCACGCAATGAGGCGAGGCGCATACACCGGCCGCAGCGGAAGCGGTATTAGTTCTTCCGTCCATTGGGTGAGGCCATTTGTTCGCCTCAAGAAGCTCCGCTACGGCACGCTGGATAAGATGCTCGCAGCCATGGAGAACCCCAAGGTTCGGCTCAAGGCCCAAATGAGGCGGGCCGCTAGCCGAAAGAACATCAAAGTCTCGCTCGCCCCGATGCCGTGGGATGACGCGCAATGACCTCAGTTTCGCAACCGATCCGGCGGGACGAAATCGCTCAGGCTTTCCTGAACGGTTTCGTTCATCACGACCAGATCGGTTGTGGCGATGAACGCCATGAAGGTCGGGACCAAAGACCCGTTGCGTTCTTCCCAATGATAAACGCGCGTATTTCCGTTCTTGAGTTTCTCCGTCCGGATATGGGTGATGACATATTCCGGGCAGTTGACGAACTCGGCAGTCCAGTCGTCGGTCATGATTTCCCCCGCACAAGGATACTGATGGCACCGCTTGGTTGCGGCTGTCGTTTTTCGAGTGTGCGACATTCTGCCAGATTGCAAGTCGCGCGCAACTGGAATCGCGAAGACACACGCGGAAATAGTTTGCGCGCTGCGTCATGTCCAAATTCGGCACAAGCGACCGGACATTTATCCGTGAATTTACGGGGTGCACAGCATGGCTAGGCATTTCGGCATTCCAAACGTGACGGGCCGCCCCACGTCGGGGGCACAACCGCAGAGCGGCCCTCACTTCGCGCAACAGACGCGGCGCGATTCAAATGTCATTCCCATTCAGTTCGCCGGCAAAGCATCCTCACCTCCCGAGGGCTGGCGCAACTTGGGGAGGGGCGACGAAACCCCTCCCTCTTTTATTCACGATGACCGAGAGTTTGCCGCCACATGTTTCGTGGCCGGGCTTGCCATCGTTCCCGGCTTCTTTATGTTCGGCTTGATCTTCCTTGGCTTGACGTTATTCGGATGACGCTCGCGAGTGCAATCGCGGACAAGGGGGCAGGCGATGGGTCTAGTTGATGTGTATCATGCCGAGCATAAGGCAAGGCTCGCCAGGTTGGGCGGGATTGCCAAGCCCGCGCCTGTTGTCGCGCCGCGTGTCGTCAAGCCGAAACCTCCCGCCATCATTCCCGTCGTCGCCTCGCGATACTGGCCGCAAATGTGGTTTTGGGAGCTGGTGAGTTTCACGCCGCGTTTCCCCAATCGGTCGATTGTGTTCTATCCCGGCGCTTCGCGCGTAGAGCACATCCAAAAAATTGTATGTCGCCAATACGGGATAAGCCGCCACGATATGTTGTCAGCAAGGCGGACGGCGAAACTCGTCATCCCTCGCCAAGTGGCGATTTACCTAACGAAAGAACTGACGCCGCGCTCGTTTTCCGACATCGGCCGTTACTTCAATCGTGATCATACCACAGTTCTCCATGCTGTTCGCAAGATTGCGTATCTGACCGAACGCGACCCGATCCTGGCCGCGCACATCGAAGATTTGAAGGCGGAGATTCTGGCATCATGAAAACGCTGCTTGAACTTGAAAAAGGCGAGTGCCGGTTTGCGTTTGGCGACAGTGATTTCCTGTTCTGTTCCGAGGCCGTGACGGAAGGTTCCAGCTATTGCGAGTTTCACCATCGCATGTGCTGGGAGCCGGTACGGGTGAAGCCGATCAAGGCGCGAGTCTATCACGGGACGGATTTTGCGGCATGAAACTCACCCGACGCGAATCTGAAATCCTCTCCTACGTCGCCCTGTCGATCGAACTGCTGGGCCACGCGCCGACGCAACGGGAGATAGCCCGCAGGCTTGGGTTGAACTCTCGGGAGTTCGTCAGCCGCGTTCTGGCGAACCTGGAGCGCAAGGGCATGATCCGCCGCGAGATGTACCGCGTTCGTGGAATTAAAGTTGTCAAACAGGAATTGCGAGGAGCGCAATGAGGGACCATTGGCCAACCCAAAAAGAGCTTCAAGCCCGCTTAGATTATGATGAAATGACCGGGCTGTTTTTTTGGAAGGATATCCGCGATAACCGATACCGCAACAAGCTTGCCGGTAGTTCTGATAGACGGGGGTATGTCTCCATTTCATGGAACAACCGACATTTGCAGGCGCACCAGCTAGCGTGGTGTTACGTTCATGGCGCTTATGCGCCCGCCTGGGTGGACCATAAGGATGGGAATCCATCAAACAACGCTATCCACAATCTCAGGCCGGCTACACCATCAGAAAATAATCGCAACCGCCGGACTCCCAGCAACAACAAGTCTGGATTCAAAGGTGTGTACTTACATGTGGCGTCCGGCACATGGCACGCCTCGATTAAGGTCGGTGACAAGCAAGAAATCATCGGTCGATACCAGACCCCTCAGGAGGCTCACGCCGCGTATGTGGCCGTCGCAAAAGAGCGATTTGGCGAATTTGCGAGGGCGGCATGAGGTTGACCAAGAAACAATCCGCCGCGCTGCTGCAAGCCTACCGGGCCGGCGAGGACGCGCAAACATTGGCCGACGAGTACGGGATCAATGCCGTGCAGGTTTCGAGGATCGCACGGAAGGCCGGGTATTTCAGGCGACCCGTTGTCTCCAGGGTCATCAGGGACAAAAGCCGCATGTGGGAACGGGCAAAATCAATCGGGCAGGTGACGGCATGAACCTCCGCAAGATCATCTCCCGCCGTCGCAAGGCATTGAAAGCAGCGGAGCCCAAATCAAGGGACAGGCTTAGATACCGATTGAGGGTGGCTGTAGTGGCGGAACAGATCAGGGTTCAATCGAGAGCGGAGAGGGCTGCGCTTGGTTTGCGATCACCGACGATGGGAGTTCGCTGAAGCATGTCCGATCCGTTCGCCAATCTTCCGCGCAACCATTACGGGGCGATCCTCGCTGATCCGCCGTGGGGTTTTCAGACGTGGAGCGGGCCGGAAAAGAAGGTCGCTTCGCGCGGCACCGTCGCGCCATACCAGACCATGACAATGGAACAGATCGCGGCGCTTCCTGTCGCTGATCTCGCTGGCGAAAACTGCACGCTGTTCATGTGGGTTGTGTGGCCTACGATCAATGAGGCGTTCGGAATTATGGAGTCGTGGGGCTTCAAATACAAAACCTGCGCCTTCACGTGGTTGAAGGCCGACCCTTACCGGCTATGGGCGCTGGAGGAAGATGTCCGCATGGGACTCGGCTACTGGACGCGGGCAAACAGTGAGGTTTGCTTGCTCGGCACGCGCGGCAAGCCAAAGCGCCGCGACAACGGTGTGAGGCAGGGAATTATCGAGCCTATCCGCCAGCACTCGCGCAAGCCAGACTGCGTACATGAGCGCGTCGAAAAGCTGGTCGTTGGCCCCTACCTCGAACTGTTCGCCCGCGCGCCGCGTCCCGGCTGGGACGTATGGGGCAACCAGACCGACAAGTTCGCGGAGGCGGCGGAATGATCGTTCTGCATCTCCCATTCCCTCCATCGGTTAACGAAGCCAACAAGTTCGGCAAGCGCGGCTATTACCCGAGCAATGCAAAGCAGACATTCGTCCGGGAGGCTGGTGCCCTTTTCCTTCAACAGAAGCGGGCACTGAATGGCCTAAAGGTCACGGGGCCATTCACCTATCATTTGGTTCTAAATCGCTCCCAGCGCGGCCCGCTGGCCGATGGCGACAACCGGATCAAGTACCCCTTGGACTGCGCGCAGCAGTTCGGCCTGATCGAAAACGACAAGTTGGCGGAGGGCGGTTCTTGGTCGTGGGGCGAGTGCGAGCACGGCGCAATGTTGAGTATCCATCCATTCGACGCAAACAGGGGATCAGCATGACTGAAATCGGCCATAACAGCGAGCAATTGAAATCCGTTCTTGAGCGCATCAACCGCCTTGAGGACGAGAAGAAACAGACCGCCGACGATATCCGCGACATCTACGCGGAAGCAAAGGGGAATGGGTTTAATCCCGCAGCCCTTCGCGTGGTGGTCCGCCGGCAGCGGGCGGACGCCAAGAAGGAGGCAGAACTTGCGGCGGACGTTGACGCCTATATGGCAGCGCTGGGGATGGACGCTTGAGCCTCACTCCGAAAAATTGGGACTCGTTCCAGCACTACAAGAACCGCTCGCCGGCCTGGATAAAGCTGCATCGCGGGTTGCTGGATGATTTCGATTTTGCCCGCTTGCCGGTTGCTAGCAGGGCGCTAGCGCCATTGCTTTGGCTGCTAGCAAGTGAATACGAGGACGGCAAAATCAGCGCATCAATGGACGAAATCGCCTTTCGCTTTCGCATGTCGCACGACGACCTGATTATAGCGCTAACCCCTTTGATTGAAAGCAAATTCTTCGATGCTAGCGAAGTGCTAGCAGAGCGCAAGCAAAGTGCTTGCCTAGAGAAAGAGGATATAGGGAAAAGAAGAGAAGAGGAAGAGAGAGAGGCGACCGCTAGCGCGGCGCCGCCTGATCCAGCAATTCCCGAACGCGAATATTTCGAGCGAGGAAGGGAAGTGCTCGGCAAGGGAGCCGGGGCGATGATTGCAAACCTCCTGAAAGCCAAGGGCCGCAACGTCGCTCTGGCGAGGTCCGTTCTCGAGGCCGCCTCGCAAAAGCAAAAACCGATTGAATACGTTGCCGCGGCAATCCGAGGCCCGCCGGCCGGGAAGCCATTGACCGAATTTCAGCGCAAACAGCAGGAAACCAACGATGTCAGAGCCCAACTCAGAAACCTTGCAAATGGCGGCGGAAGCGGCGGAACGGCTGATCGGTTTCTATCCGCAGATCATGGCGAGCGACCCGAAGGTGTACGCGGCGGGGCTGGTTCAACTGTTCTCGCGATACCCGGAGCACTTGGTAGCGGAAGCGGTTGATCCGGTAAACGGGTTGCCTGGCGAATGCGATTTCCTTCCGACGATTGCCAAGGTGAAAGCGTTTCTGGAGCCGCGCTGGCAGCAGGAAGTCCGTTCCGCCGAATTGCGGGAGAGGTTTAACCGGAAGAGATTGCCTGAACCGCCTCGCGATCCTGTAGCTGACAAGAAAATCGAGGAAGGCTTGCGGCAATTATCGGCGCATTTGGCTGCCGGCTTGAGCCCGAGCGCGCAATGACGATCACCTGATAGCGGAGAGGGCTGATGACTGAGACAACGGCATTTAGCACGACACCATCGTTCACCATCCGGGAGCAACCGGAGGCATTCCCTCTATTGCCTGCGCTGGCAGAACGGCTTGGCGTGAAACCGGGGCGCGGGGATGGTCGCGTTGTGATGACGATGAAGGATGGAACGAGCTACGATCTGTTCGCGCTCATCAACGCCTTTCTAGACAAAATAGAAGCCGGCTCAAGGGCGGCCTGACTTCTCCGCTGCCGAAGCGCCGGCAGTATCGCGCTGAATCATCACGGGGCAAACCTAGACCATGGCAAGAACTAAACGGGTTCACCATACCACCGCGTAAACGTCATCACCTATCGGTCAGGCAAGACCGAATACGCTTCACGAGGGGCATTGCATGACTGAGATACCTACACAAGGCTATTGGGCGGTCGCCCAGACGGTTTCCAAGATGGAGCACATAGTCCGCCGGGAGATCGAAAAAACGAACCACGGGGCATTTGTGCCAACCTACGCGCGGGTCTGGACAGTGGACGGCAAGCGGTATGTGAAAGAGCATCCCATTCTCAGCGGCTATGTCTTTTTCGCAACAAACGCGGACGATTGGGCCGGCATCCCCGACATCCACGGGGTTTACGATGTCCTGACGTACCCGAACCGCGCACCCAAGCGTGTCAGTGAAAAAGAAATGGCGAGGCTGGTGCTCGTTCACGCTACCGGCGCCCACAGGGTCGAGATCGCGCCTCGCTATACGAAATATTATCGCGGGGAGATGCCCAAGCCGCGCCAACGCAAGAGCAGCCGCAAGCCGCGACCCGGCAAGAGAATTCGGTACGATATGAGGGCGGCATGATGATCGTATTCGAGAAATCGCCAGAACAGCTTGAGCGCGAAAGCATTGAGCGGCAGGCGCTTGAGAAGGCGGCGAAGCACCTGGAGTCGCAGGAGGCAAACCCGCTTTACATGCAGGCGTGGAAGCGCGCCGCTCGCATCATCCGCTCGTTAAAGACGGACTAATGTTAGTTAAATGACAGATGGGGCCATGTAATGCTTTCTAGGGTCAACGGTGAAGTGGTCAGTGGCCTTTCCGCCGGGCTATCAAATTGGGATAGCCGCGCATGGCGGCTTGTGGCCGCAAGCCATTCAGTTCGGGCGGCATCTCAGCCCTCGATGACTCCACAATTTCCCCCTAGCTCCAGTTTGATGTGAGCGGAGTCGATTCTGGCGAGATTGCCGCCCGATCCTTTTAACGGAGGCCGCGTAATGGGCGACGTGATCCAAATCCGCGACTACCAGCCCAAGCGCGACCTTGCCCGCTTGGCAGAACTGGAGCGGCAGACAAACGAGGTTGCCAACGTGGCGCTTTGCGGAGAACCAGGCATGTCCGGTTTTGAAATCCCGCACTACCACGCGCCAGAGAAAGACCCGGCATGAGCGAGCCCAAATCCATCCGCGTAAGGCCGTGGGCCTACAAATTGTTCCTGGACGAACTGGAGGGGCGCAGGCTTTGGGCGGACATTCTGCGTAAGGCCCGCCGGCAACTTGCGGAGATCGGCGCATGAAACAGCAATTCTGGCGCATCGCCCTCAAGCTCGCAGACCGCATCCGGCGCGCGGCTGGGGCCGCCTAACCGTCAATGGCTGAAAAAGGCAGACAGCCCGGTTTCCGCATGTCGGATGAACACCGGGTTAAAATCCAAAACTCAAATATTCTCAATGCACTTATTGAGCATGTGACCGGAGCGCGCGAAATGAGCGCAACCCAGGTTTCGGCCGGCCTTGGGCTGCTTCGCAAGGTCATGCCTGATTTGGCCGCGACAACGGTTTCTGGCGGTATTACGCATGAGGTTGGCGATAGCGTCGCTGCCTTGATGAAAGCCATTGATGGGCGCACCCGCTCTAAGTGAAGCCCTCGTTGAGCAGTGGGCTGATCGGCGCTGGAGACTGAATAACCTCTACTACATTCAGGACAAGTTGGGCGAAGTTGTTCTGTTCAGGCTGAATGATGCCCAGCAAACCCTACTGAATGACCTGCACTTTCTGAACATCGTCCTAAAGGCCCGGCAAATGGGCTTTTCGACGTTCATCCTGATTTTGGCGCTCGATTGTTGCCTATTCAACAGCAACTTCGCCGCCGGCCTGGTTGCCGACACGATCGACAACGCCAAGGGACTGCTTAAGCGGATCAAGTTCGCATACGACAAGCTGCCGGCGGAGATTAAGGCGGCTGTCCCGATCAAGACGGACAATGCTCTTGAGGTAGAGCTGTGCAACGGGTCTGGAATCGAGGTCGGGGTTTCGCTGCGGTCTGGAACCAAGAACTTCATCCACGTTTCGGAATACGGCAAGATTTGTGCGAAGGCGCCGGACAAGGCAAAGGAAATCAAGTCCGGCACGCTGAACACCATTGCGGCCCGCCAGCTCGTATTCATTGAGAGCACGGCAGAGGGCAGGGCCGGCGACTTCTATGACAAGACGCAACAGGCGCGGGCTATGCTCGATGGCAAGAGGGCGCTTGGCGATCTGGACTATCGGTTTCATTTCTTCCCTTGGTGGCGTGACAAGACATATCAGGCCAGCTCAGAGCACCTGATAACCGAGGAAGATGCGAAGTATTTCGAGGAGCTAAAGACCGAGTACGGCATCGGACTGAACGATCCGCAAAAGTGGTGGTACGCCGCAAAGAAGGTCGAGCAGGGCGATGATATGTGGAAGGAATACCCGTCCACTCCCGACGAAGCATTCAAGGCGGCTCGCGACGGCGCTTATTTTGCCAAGGAAATGCGGGCGCTGCGCCAGATTGGCAAGATCGGCGCATTCCCGTTCGTCCCTGGAATAGCCGTTGATACGTTCTGGGACTTCGGGCTAGGCGACACACAGACGATTTGGCTGCATCAACTGGTTGCCGGCGAGAATCGTTTTGTAGGCTACTTCGAAGATAGCGGCATGGGGCTCGGCCATTACTTCAATTGGCTGGAGAAGTGGCGGGCGCAGCGCAACGCGACCTGGGGCCAGCACTACGCGCCGCATGACGTTGACCACCGCAGGCAAACCGCAACGAGCGGGCAGGCTGAGACGATCAAGACCATGGCGTCCGGCCTTGGCTACACATTCGAGACGGTAGAGCGGAACCCCGACAAGGTGAACTCTGTTCAGGGCATCCGCACTAAACTGCCTGGTTGCGCCTTTGACGAGGCCGGTTGTTCAAGGGGCATCATTCATCTTGAGAATTACAGCCGGGATTGGGACGAGAAATTGGGCGTATGGCGCAATCATCCACGGCATGACGAGCACAGCCACGGCGCCGACGCCTTCATGGTGTTTTCAGATGGATACAGGGCTCCGGTCAAAACCATCGCTGTTCCCGAACCCGAAGAAGATTGGGTCGTTTGATGACTGATCGCGAACGTCGCGCCGAAAAGCTGCTGGCGCGTGGTGGACATTCCCGCCCGGTATGGATCGGTGATGACGGGTGGTTTCGGATTGGACATACCGACGACATGCGCCAGATGCTTGACGATCTCGGCATAAAGACGAGCGCGCAGTAAATGGCCGAGAAGATGGACGACGACAGGCTAAAGGCCCTGTTGTCGCAGGAAATCACCTCGGCGCTAACCTACGACGATACCGAGCTTGCGCAGAAGCGCGCCAAGGCGCTGGAATACTACCGCGGCACCATGAGCGACACGCCGGCCATGACCGGGCGCTCGTCGGTTGTCTCGAAAGACCTCGCGGATACGATCGGCTGGATGCTGCCGGGCATCATTCGGGTGTTCACCGCGTCCGACCGCATGGTAAAATACGAGCCGGAGCGTCAGGGCGACGAGGAGTTCGTTGAACAGTCGTCGGATTATGCGAACTACGTCTTTATGAGGGACAATCCGGGTTACCGGATATTGTGGGACGCCACCCACGACTCGCTGTTGCTCGGCAATGGCATTGTCAAGCACTGGTGGGACGACAAGGAGGAGTGCGAATACACCGAGCATTCCGGCCTGACGGAAGAGCAGATTGCCATCATGCAGTCGGATCAGTCCGTCGAGGTGGTGGCGCAAAAGCAGGGCGAGCCTCAGGTCATCCTGGTGCCGGCACCGACCGGCCAGATGATGGAAATGCCGCTTCCGACCTATGACGTGAAGATCAAGCGGGTGCTGCACAACGGCCGGCTCAAGGTCGAGTGCATCGAGGCGGAAGATTTCCTGCTGGACCGCGAGGCCACGCAGATCGAAAAGGCAAGATTCTGCGCCCATCGGCAGGATGTCAGCAAGTCCGACCTGATTGAAATGGGCTTCGACCGCGACGTGGTGGAAGACCTCCCCGTCGATCGGTTCTCCAGCATGAGGCAGGAGAAGCTGGCCCGCAGCGACGATTCCGGGACGTTCTTCAACAACGTCGGCGACAATTCCATGGCGCTGGTGGAGTTGTTCGAATGCTACGTCAAGGTCGACGTTGACGGCGATGGCATAGCCGAGACGGTGCGGGCCTTCTATGCCGGCGCGGGCGGGGCGGGCGAACTGCTCGATTGGGAAGTCTGGGAGGACGACGTTCCGTTCTCCGATATCCCGTGCGAGCCGATCCCGCACCGCTGGGATGCGCGCTCGGTCTATGACGACACCAGCGACATCCAGCGCGTCAAGACGGTATTGACCCGTCAGATGCTGGATAACCTGTACTGGGTCAACAACGCGATGAACACGGCCGAGGAGAACTCGGTCACGAACCCGGAGACGCTGCGCAGCCCGAGGTTTGGCGCGACCGTCTATTACAAGAAGGGCGCGGTTCCGCCGCAGCCGTTGCCGGTCCCGTTCATCGGCGACAAGGCGCTCTTGGGCTTGCAGCACTTCGACAACGTGCGGGAAATGCGAACCGGCGTCTCGCGCTCCACCATGGCGCTGGACCCTGAGGCGCTGCAAAACCAGACGGCGACCGCGGCGAACAACCAGAAGGACGCGGCCTATTCGCAAATCGAGTTGATCGCCCGCAACCAGGCCGAATTGGGCTGGAAGCGGGTATTCCGGCAAATCCTGAAGCTGATTGTCAAGCATCAGGACCGGCCGCGCATGATCAGGCTCCGCGATACATGGGTAGAGATGGACCCGCGATCGTGGAATGCCAACATGGACGCCACGATCAATATCGGGCTCGGCACCGGATCGCGCGACCGCGACATGGCGATGCTGAACCAGATTTTGAATGTCCAGATCGCGATGACCGACCGGCTGGCGCAGGGTGGCTTTGCAGCGCAGGCGCTTGAGATGGTGCCGAAGATCAACATGACGGCCACCAAGCTTGCCGAGTCCGCCGGCATCAAGAACCCGGACCAGTTCTATCTGGATATCAAGCCGGAAATGCTTGAGCAGATGAAGCAGGAGGCGGCCAGCCGTCCCGATCCCGAGATGGAGAAGGAAAAGGTCAAGGCGCAGACGCAATTGGCGCTGGGGCAACAGCAGGCCCAGCTTGACGCGCAGGCGGACGAGCGCAAGGCCCAGATCGAAGGCGTGCAGATGCAGGCCGACATCGAGGCGCAGAACCAGAAGACCAACGCCGAGATGGTCCAGGCGCAGCAGAAGTTCGAGTTCGAGAAGGAATTGGCGATCATGCAATTCCAGTTCGACCGCGAACTGAAGATGGCCGAATTGCAGATGAAGCGCGAGCTTCAGCAACAACAGATGGAACAGCAGGCCGAGCAGCATCGCCAGCAGATGGAAGCCGGCGTGTTCAAGGTTGCTCAAAGCCAGCAGGCCCATGAGCAGAAAATGGAAGCGGCGAAAGCCAAGCCAACAGGTGGCGAATAATGGCACTTTATCAGTTCAACATCACGACAAGCACTGGCGGCGCGTGGTCCGAAACCGTTTCCCTGAAACACGGTAATTTCGTTCAATACCGCTACGTTCCGCACGCCTCAACGCCGCTCGATACCGGCGCCGACCTCGATGTGGTCGGGGCGCAGTCCGGATTTGTCTACGTCAACCAGGACAATATCGGCACCAGCGCATTCCAGAAGCTGCCGCGCTATGCCACGGCGGACGAAACCGGCGCGGCCTCGCTTTACGCGGCTGTCGGCGAACCCGTCGAGGGGCTGATGGCGGTTGCCGAGCCGTTGACGGCGACGATCGCGAACGGCGGCAACGCGCTGAAGGGCACGCTGTATATCTGGATTGACTGAATGAGCAAATACGAAACCTATAAGTCATACCACGGCAGCGACGTTTTCAATGCAGTTCAGTTCTACTGGCCCATAGGTCACAAGGGCTGTTGGGCCAAGCTTTTGAGGGGCTACCTTGCCTCACGTAAAGCCGCATGAACGCCGACCATCTCGCCAAGGAAGCCGCGCGGCTCCGCGACGACGAAACACTCCAGAAGGCATTTGACGCCATTCGCTCCGACGCGCTTGACGCGCTCGCAATGGCCGATGCCGACGACAAGACAATGATCCTGCGCCTTCAGCAGAGGGCCGCGGTGATCGACGAAATCCGCAACGTGCTGGACCGCTACATCATGGCGGCAGACGTGCAGGAAAACGCTGGCTCCTTCGCGTAAGGACTCCCGGCTCAACACAAGGAAGACTGAATGTCAGAAACCAATCCCGCTCCGGCGGCTGGTAACGACGAGGCGTTGTCTGTTGATGACGGCGCTGATGCCATAGCTGGACTTTTGGCGGACCCGGAAACGGACCTCCGGACCGAAGATCAGGGCCAAGACGACGCAACCGAGGAAGCGGAAACGGTAGAGGGCGAGGAGCCCGAAACCGAGGAAGCCACCGAGGAAGCGGCTGACGAAAAGACCGACGAGGAAGACGGACCCGAGGAAGTTACCGGGGGCAAGTTCGCGGCAGATACCGCGAATGTGCGCCTGAAAGACGGAACCGTGATCTCCGTTCAAGACCTCAAGCGCGGTTTTCTATCGCAGCAATCGTTCACACGCGGCACGCAGGAAAACGCCAAGGAAAGAGAAACCCTGGCGGCGACCAAGGCCGAAGTTGAACAATACGCGCGTTCCTTGCAGGAACAGCGGGACTTAATCCTTCAGGTGTCGCAGCAGTTCATTCCGCAGCCGCCCGATCGCTCATTGCTGGATCGCAATTCTCCCAGCTTCGACCCGATCACATACGCTGCGCTGAAAGCTGAATACGACGACCGGATAGGCATTCTGAACACCCTGCACAATGCGACCAAGGCCGATCAGGACCGGGCCGCGAAAGAGCAGGAGAAACAGAAGCAGGAAGCGAAGAACAGGGAAAGCCGGCTTTTGCTGGAGGCAATGCCCGATCTGGCAAAGCCCGATGTACAAAAGAAATTCTGGGCTGAATCTGTCGAGACGATGGCCGAGTACGGCTTCTCGCAAGAGGAGATGCACGAAACCATCGACCACCGCGTCTATCGGATATTCCGTGACCTCACGGCGTACCGCAAGGCGCGCAATCGCATCCCGGCCGTCAAGGAAAACATCGCGTCGAAGCCCGTTCTTCAGGGCAAGCGTCGGATGGACCCGAAGGAAAAAACCTCCCGCGAGAGACAGGCAAGGAATGAGCAACTGCGCAAAACCGGCGATTTCGATGCCGGCGTTAGCGCGCTCATGGACCTCGATCTTTAAAGGAGCCAAACATGGCACAGGTTACCAACACTTATGAGAGCTACGACGCGGTAGGCAACCGCGAAGAGCTTGCCGACAAAATCTACCAGATCACCCCCGAGGAGACGCCCTTCCTCTCGCTGATCGGCCGTAAGCCGGTTTCGTCCACTCATCCCGAGTGGCAGACCGACACGCTGGCCTCGCCTGACACCAGCAACAACCAGCCGGAAGGCAACGACTGGACCTATCAGGCGGTTGCCGCGACCACCCGTGTGGGCAACTACACGCAGATTTCGGACAAGCGCATCATCATCTCGCGCACGCAGGACCGGACCTCGAAGGCCGGCCGCAAGTCCGAACTGGCCCGGGAAGTCGCCAAGAAGGGCGTCGAACTGCGCATCGACATGGAAGCCATCTCGCTCGGTAACCAGGCGTCGACCGCGGGCACCGGCAACGGCGCGACCAATCGCAAGTTCGGCGCTTTCCGCGCTTGGCTTGCGAGCAATGACGACCTCGGGGCGGCTGGCGCTTCTGGCGGCTTCAACTCGTCCACTTCGGTTGTGGACGCGGCGACCAACGGCACGCAGCGGGCTTTCACCAAGTCCATTCTGGATGCGGTGATCCTGTCGACCTACAACGCGGGCGGAAATCCGTCCACGCTGATGGTCAGCCCCTACGTCAAGACCGTGTTCTCGCGCATCATGGACGACGCTGACGTTGTTCCGCTGCGCAAGGAGGTCAAGGGCAAGTCGCAGGCCACCATCATCGCGGCGGCTGACATGTATCAGTCCGATTTCGGCCTGATCTCGGTCATCCCGAACCGCCAGATGGCCCGTGCCGGCGCCACCGTCGCGCGTAACGCGTTCCTGATCGATCCGAAGATGGTTTCGCTCGGCGTGTTCGACGACATCCAGCTCGTCAAGCCGGCGAAGACCGGAGACGCGGAGAAGCGGGTTCTCGTCACCGAGTACACCCTGCTCGTCAACAACGAGGCGGCGCATGGCGTTGCGGCGGACCTCTACGGCCTGACGGCCTCGACCTAAAGGAGATACGCACATGCCTGTTACCCACGTTCCCGTCTCGATCGCCGACGCCACCACCTACACGGTGTTGGCGGAAAACTCCGGGCTCACTCACTACGTCCCGAACCTCACGTCCTCGATCACGATCACGCTCCCGACCCCCAAGGCCGGGCTGCGGTTCGAGTTCGCGTATTCGGGTGTCGCGGCGGATGCCCAGAATTGGGTCATCGATACCGGATCGAATACCAACTACTTCGATGGCGGGTTGCAGTTCTGCGACAACGACACCGACGTTTTGGCCCCGATCGCCGGCGACGGCAACAGCAACTCGAAGCTGACCGTGGTGACGCCTGACGTAGGCACCCGCGTATGCGTGGAAAGCCGCAACGGCACGCTGTGGACGCTTTCCGGCTTTGTCGGCAGCGCCACCATCCCGTCGTTCGCCGACCAGTAAGGCCGGCAACATCAAACCTTGAGGGCGGGCTTCGGCTCGCCCTTTTTCTTTTCCCCATAAAGGCGCTCCCGGCCTAAACCGAAGGACACTATCCCATGGCTCTCTCTGCTGGCGCTGACGAGAACCAGACGACCTCCCGCATCCTGAATAAGCTGCATTACGCGATGGCCGAAGTTGCGGCGGATATTACGACCGCGGCGACCGGCGATATCGTTCTGATGCTGGACGCTTCCGACAACTACGAACCGAAATACGCCGACAGCGCGAACGTGTTCGAACTGATGGGCATCACCGCCTCGGCGGCTGAACTGAACATCACGGACGGCGTGACGGCGACTGCTGCGGAAATCAATGCAAGGTGCGCCGCCGCTTCCCGTTTCATCAACGTCACGGATGCCGCGTCTTACTCAGTGCTGGCGGCCAACAGCGGCAAAATCCACATCGTGCCTGACCTCACGGCAACTTGCACTATGACACTGCCGACCGCCGCCGCCGGTCTGGAATATACTTTCATCAGCAAGGCTGTGGCCGCGGATGCCCAGGACTGGAAAATCCAGTCCGCGAGCGCGACCAACTTCTTTCTCGGCGGCGTGTCGTTCGCTGACACGGACGCTGGCGCGGGCGCTGACGAAATCCATGCCGGAATCTGGTCGAACGGCTCGACCAACGACTTCCTCAACATCGTCACCCCCGGCGCCGGCACGCGCATCCACGTGATCTGCGACGGCACCAACTGGATCGTAAATGGCCATGTGTTCTCGGCCACGGTCCCGGCGTTCGCCGACACCTAAGCAATACGGGCGGGAGCAATCCCGCCTTTTTTTCTGGAGTGAACCACATGCCGAAAGGCGTCTACGAGCGCAAACCAAAGGACGAACCAATGTCGACCGAAACCGCTGCCCCGCAGCCTTCGAAGCTGTTTCCCGTGCTTCTGGTGAAGAACTATGCGCCGATCGGCGAATACGAAATCGTCGGCTACCTCAAGGAAGCCGTCAAGCAGAAGGACTCCGCGGGCAACTGGCGCCTGATCGAAAAGGAGGAGTTCATTGAGGGCGAGATGAAGCCGCACCTTACGCCCGGCGTCGGCTTTCCCGGCAAGATCTGGGCCGGCACGCAGATCAAGTTGCCGCTGGCCGAAGCCAAGTCGCTGATTGCCAAGAACATCGCCGAACGAGCCGATGCCATCGCTGCCTGATCCGTCGCGCATCCCGGATCATCTCTGGGAATTCGACGGTGTTTCCAGCGACGGACTGCGCCGGCATTACGTCCACTGGATCGACCGCGAAAAAGGCCTCGGCTTTCGCAAGACCGAGAACCTGGCGGAAGAAGCCATGCTCAAATTCAACCAAGAGAGTTTGAACATGTCCTATGGGCAGAGATTCAGGGACGACGCCATCGGGACGAAAATTGCGAGCGTGCCGCTGAACATCTTCTATCGCGATCTGGCCCCGCGCCTGAAGGAGGGCGACAAGGATTTCGAGAAGTGGTTTTTGAACCACGAAAACAACCGGCCTTATCGCACGTTTAGAGGGCGGGTTTAGTGGCAATCAACACCTACGCAACGCTGGTTAGTGCCGCAACCGAATGGCTTGCCCGCGATCAGGACGCAACGCTGATTGCGCGAATTCCCGACTTCATCACGCTTTGCGAGGCGAAGCTGAACCGCGCGCTGTTCATGCCGCGAATGGAAACGCGGTCGACCACGACATGCGACACGTCGGACGACGAGCCGGAATTTATCTCGCTGCCTTCCGATTTCCAGACCATGCGATCGATCAGGATTTCCAGCGAAACAGGCAAGCCTGCGTTGAGGTTCGCCAGCAAGACGCAACTGGACGAATTGCGCTTTGGCAATGACAACGTGACGGACCAGCCGACGCATTACACGATCATGGGCTCGGAAATCGAACTGTGGCCGACGCCAAACGAGAATTACACCATCGAAATGGTCTACCGGGCGAACCTCTCGGCGCTGACCTCCAGCAATACCACGAACTGGCTGCTGACGCTGGCCCCTGATTTGTACCTCTACGGCGTTCTGCTCGAATCCGCGCCGTACATCAAAGAAGACGGGCGCATCCAGACATGGAGCCTCGGCTACTTAAACGCGCTTGATGCGCTGAACAATCTCGGCTTCCGGCAGGGCTTCGACGCCGGCCCGTCCGACATTACGCTTCCGGGCAACACGCCATGACGACGTGGACCGAAAAGACCCGGCAGGGCGAAACGTGGACATCCAATGCGCCGGGCCTGCACGTCTTCAGCCCAATGGTGTTCTCCCACGCTACGCACACCAGCAAGCGCGTCTTTGCCCTTGGCTCCGAGGATGGCAACAGGGAATTTTGGGACGTTGCCGCCGTGCAATCTGAAACCTGGACTGCTGCATGACGCTTGTTGTAACCCACGCTACAGTCACGGGTGCGGCGGCCGACACCACGGCGCTGGTTGACGGCCCCTCGTGGGATGCCAACCACACCCTTACCGGAGCGGCGTCTCCGGCGCAGGGCGGTACGGGTGTCGCGAACAACGCGGCCAGCACGATCACGATTTCCGGCTCGTTTGGAACGACGTTCACCGTTACGGCATTAACGGACATAACGCTTCCGACGACTGGCACGCTTGCCATTCTTGGCGCAAATACGTTCACCGATAGTCAGACGATTACGAAGACCGCGACGGGAGCGGATGTTTCGCTTACCGTCAACAATGCCGGCACCGTCAGCAATGCGGCAACGTCAGCGGTATTATACGCTAACCTGAGTGCTGGGACGAATACAGACGTTCTAGTTCAAGCCGTTGGTGGTTCCTCGCCGACCGGCACGGTTGCCGCTGCATCTGGCTTGACGGGCGGCCTTCAGGTTGCCGCGCTCGGCGGCCCGCTGGCGCTGTCTGCCAGCGGTACGGCTGCGATGACCAACGCGGCCGATAATTTCTCCTGGACGACTAACAGTTCCTCAAACTCGAAGTTTCGCTTCTACAACACTTTCGACGGTGGAAGCATGAACCTGGAGTTCTATGGCAAGAACTCCGGCGGTACACAGAAAATAGCCGCGGTCATCAATCCCGGCCTCTCTACCGCGACGGCCGGTTCTGAACTCGGCGATATTGATTTCCTTATCTATGGTTCCGGTGGTGTCACTGACAGGCGCGGCGGGTTTGCTCTCACGGTTGCCAACGATGTCAGCGGCGCGGGCGGCTATGGCTCGCTTCTGCCGATCCATGATGCTGGAACGCTTGGCGTTACCAACTCCTTCAGTGGTTCTATTTCCGAGACAACGCTGACTGTAAGCGGATTTTCCGGTTCGGCAATTTTTATCGGTCACGCATTGACCGGGACCGGCGTTACAGCCGGAACCAATATTACGGCGTTTGGAACGGGGACAGGCGGCAACGGCACCTATACCGTCAGCATTTCGCAGAACGTTTCCGGTACGATGGCGTCCGGGCAGGCTCTGTTCGTCAATATCGGTTCTTCTACCAGTCGCTTTAACAGCCTCTATGCTGCGGACGGCCACCTTGACGCCCTTGCGCTGACTACGGCTCTCCCGTTGTCGAGTGGTGGTACGGCGGCCAGCCTCACCGCCGTTAACGGCGGCGTTCTGTATTCCGGGGCAAGCGCGCTGGCTATTTCTGCCGCTGGGTCAGCCGGGCAGATATTGCGAAGTGCGGGCGCTGCAACCCCCGTCTGGTCAACCCCGACGTTCCCGAACACCGCCGACGCCGGGGCGATTTTGCGTGGCACCGGAACCAATTGGGTTCAGTCCACTGCTTCATATCCCGACACGTTCGCACAGGGCGATGTTGTTTACGCCTCGGCCTCGAATACGCTCGCGGCTCTGGCAAAGGACACCAACGCAACACGTTATCTGTCCAACACGGGGTCGAGCAACGCCCCAGCATGGGCGCAGGTCGCGCTTTCAACCGGCATCAGCGGCTTTGGAACTGGCGTAGCCACAGCTCTCGGCGTTAACGTCGGGTCTGCTGGCGCTCCCGTGGTCAATGGCGGGGCGCTTGGCACGCCATCGTCGGGCAGTGCAGATAACCTGACCGGCACAGCGGCTAATCTGACGGCCGGCAAGGTTTCCACCACCGCAGCATTTCGAGCCACCAAAAGCGCCAACCAAACCGGCATCACGGATGCAACTGCCACAACCATTACCTGGGACACCGAGGATTATGACATCGGCGGATACTTCGCGTCGAATGCTTGGACCCCGCCCGCCGGGTATGTCAACATAACGCTCGGCGCAATATACGGCGGCACCATTACCTCGGGAACACTCTGCCTGCTTGATCTCTACAAGAATGGGTCGGTTTTCAAGCGTTGTTATATTACGGCGCGCGCGAATGACGCGTCTGGTTTCCTGACTTGCGACGACTACGCCAACGGAACGGATGCCTATACAGCCGTCGCCTATATCGATGTCAGCTCCGGGACCGGAACCGTAGGTAGTAGCGCGCTCGGGACGTTTTTCTGCGGTCATCGGTTCGGGGTCTAGCGGTGCCATTACTCCTGGCGGGCGACTATCGCCCCGATGTCAGCGATTATCTGGGAACCGCAAGCCGTAACGTGCTGAACGTCATCCCAAGGGGTGACGGATATGGGCCGTTCCCGTCGTTCTCGGCATTTTCCGGGGCGATGGCCGCCGCCTGCCGTGGCGCATTCTACGCGCTGAAGTCGGACGGAACGGTCATCACGTTTGCCGGTACTTCGACGAAGCTCTATCAAATGAGCAATACCGATTTCACCTGGACGGATGTTTCTGTTGGGGCCGGAACCTACAGCGCATTGACCGCGACGGCTCAATGGCAGTTCGCGCAGTTCGGCAATCTGGTATTCGCAACGCAGGCCAATGCGGTGTTACAGGTGTTCGACCTGTCGTCATCGTCGGCATTTGCAAACTGCGCCGGATCGCCTCCGCAGGCGGCATACATTGCCGTCGTCGGCCGGTTCCTCGTTCTCTCCGGGTTGCTGTCGAACCCGTACCGCATTCACTGGTCTGGGTTGAACGCTACCACGACGTGGACGAGCGGCACCAATTCGAGCGACTATCAGGACTTCCCGGACGGAGGCATTGTTCGCGGCGTGGCCGGCGGCGAGGCCGGCGTTATCTTTCAGGATCAGGCCATCCGGCGCATGTCGTATGTTCCGGGTTCGCCGATCATCTTTCAGATCGACCGCATCACGCAGGACAAGGGCCTGTTTGCGCCCTACTCGATTGTGCGGGCGGGTGAGAAGGTTTTCTTCTACGCCGGGCAGGGCTTTCACAAGATCGAGCCGGGCGGCGTCCCCGAGCAGATCGGGCGCGAAAAGGTCGACAGGACGTTCCTGGCGGACCTCGATCGCGGAAACCTGCAACTGTTCATTGGCGCGGCTGATCCGCGGTCAACGCGGGTTTATTGGGCCTATAAATCCGTCTCCGGTTCGGCCGGCCTCTATGACAAGCTACTCGGCTATGACTTCCTGCTTGATCGGTTCTTCCCGGTTTCGGTGTCTGGCGAATACCTGCTTGGCATTTCACAGACCGGCCTGACCTTGGAAAGCCTTGACACTATTTCGGCGTCTATTGACGCGCTGACACTTTCGCTAGATGCCTACGCAACGGCTGCGCAACCGGAAATCGCGCAATTCAGCTCGTCGCATGTGCTGGGGTTCTTCCGGGGCGATAACTTGGAAGCGACCATCGAAAGCGCCGAGCAGGGCACGGACGAGAATCGCATCACGGTTCGGGGTTTCCGGGCCGTTACGGACGCGGCCACGCATTACGGTTTGGTATCGTACCGGGATACGACGCTCGCAACATCGACGGATGGCGACGAGGTTCTGGTCAACTCGCGAACCGGGCGCTGCGACATGATGCGCGATGCGCGCTATTCGCGGTTCAGGGTGCGTGTGCCAGCCGCGGAGACATGGACATATTTCGCAGGCATCGTTCCTGACGTGACGACTAACGGCTCGATATGACTGTTTTTGTTCCGCACATTACCGAGACGGACCAGAAGAAACAGAACCTATCTTTGCAGCAGCTCGGCGCTGGCCGGTCTAACGCGGTCGGTTCCGTGACGTTGACGGCGAACGCAGCTACCACGACGGTCACGGACATGAACTGCGCGTCAGGCTCGTCAATCCACCTGATGCCGACCACGGCGAACGCATCTGCGGAAATCGGCGCGGGCACAATCTATCTCGCTACGGCGACGATCCTGAACGGCTCGTTTGTCATCACGCACGCGAACAATGCGCAGGTTGACCGAACATTTCGATATGCCATCCACGGTTGACCTGATCTGCGCCGACCCGAACGAGATCAACGAGATTTGGCCGCTGGCGCGCTCGCTCATCAAGGCGGCGATCGAGCGGACGGACCTCAGCGAGTTTGCCGATATCGAGGCGCAGGTCTTGTCCGGCGATCAGCTTCTCTGGCTGGCGATATCGGACCATATCGAGGCGGCGGCGACAACGCACCTGATTAAGACCAGCGGCAAGCCGGTCCTGATCGTTACGGCGTGCAGCGGTCATCAGCGGGAGCGGTGGTTACCGCTGTTCGCAAAGATCGAGAAATACGCAAAGGACGAGGGCGCGGGCCGCGTTCGCATCTACGGCCGCAAGGGCTGGGAGCGGGCGCTGAACGGCTACCGCGCGGAATACGTTATCTTGGAAAGGGCTCTTTGATGGGCGGGACTAGTTCTCAGAACCAGACGCAGAACACCACCACGAATCCGTGGGAGCCTGCGCAGGGCACGTTGCGCGGCATCCTCGGCCAGATCGGCACGGGGCTGAACAATACCGGCATCACGGGCGCCGAATCGGGCGCTCTCGATACCATCACCCGCAACGCCAATGCAGCGACCTCCTATGCTCCGCAGATCGGCGCGAACGCGAACGAACTATTGCGCGGCGGCGGCGCTACCGACCAGAACGGCAACATCCAGGCGAACTATGACCGCTTTGTCGGGCAGACCAATCCGCTGGCGTCGAACACGAATTACAATCCATATGACACGCCGGGCTTCAAGGACGCGCTGAACACCATCACGAGCGACATCACCAACAATGTGAACGGTTCATTCGCGGCGGCGGGCAGGGACTTCTCCGGGGCGAACCATCAGGCGCTCGGCAGGGGCATCATGCAGGGCGTGGCCCCGACGATCGCGGCGCAATACAACCAGAACGTCCAGAACCAGCAGGGCGCGGCGGGCAACCTCTACGGTGCCGGAAATACCAATGCCGGCCTTCTCGCCGGACTTCAACAGCAGGGCATTGCCAACAAGCAGGCGGGTGCGGGCGCTGCGTCTCAGGCGCTTGACGCACAGAACGCGGGAGCGAACGCGACCTTGGCGGCGGAAGCCCAGCGCCGCAATATTCCGGTTGGGGCTTTGGGCCTTCTGGCGAACATCGGCGTTCCCATTGCCGGACTCGGCGGTCAGTCCACGGGCAACAGCAACACGACGAACCAGATGTCAGGCGTTCAGCAGTTCAATGGCATCATGAACGGCATTGGCAGTCTTTGGGGGCGCCGCTAATGGGCCTGCTCGATAGCCTCAACTACAGCCATAACGCCAACTTCGGCGGTGGCGGCTTGCTGGACTTCCTGCGCACCACGCAGATGCAACAGCAGAACTATCAACCCGGCACAGGCTTCCCCGATCAGCAGGCCGCGCCGCTCGATATCGGCGGCTATCAAATGCCGCGCATCGGCACACAGGCTGCGTTCACGCCCGATCCGGCCGCCATCCCGCAGAATGCGCAGCCGACGCAGGGACAGTTGCCGCAGGCCGCACAACAGCCTCAGGAGCCGGGTTTCGGTGACCGGCTTATGGCGGGTTTCCAGAACTTTGCGAACGCTGGCGGGCCGCTACAGGCGCTTGCGGGCGGCATTTCTGGGCTTGCTACCGGCAGCAATCCATCGAACCAGACCGCGCAATATCTCGTCTCCAAGGGCATTGACCCGGCCTTGGCTAAGACCATCGTTTCCGATCCGGCGACGTTGCGCGCGGTGCTTCCTCAGATGATCGGCCTCGGCGGCACCACTGACGACATCAAGGAATACCAGTTCGCCAAGAAGGAAGACCCGACGCTCACCTTCAACAAGTTCATGCAGCAGAAGAAGGCTGTCTCCGGGGAATACTCGCTGACGCCTCAGTACGGCACTCGGCTCAATCCGCAAACGGGCAAGGAAGAAACCGTCCTGATTCAGACCGGCAAGAGCGGCACGGCAATTGAGACCGTGCTGCCTGCCGGCGTCAAGGTTTCCAGCGGCGTTGAGAAAATGGACCTTGGGACGGAATGGGGTCTGGTTGATAAGCGGACGGGTCAGTTGATCGGCAAGCAGGCAAAGGACGTTGCCGGCAAGGCTTCGCAGGAAGTGCAGGGCGAGGCGCAGGGCAAGGCCGTTGTGGCGTTGCCGGTGGTTCTCAATACTGCTCAGCAGTCTATCGATCTTGTCGATGAGATGATTAAGCATCCGGGGCGCGAAACGGCAACCGGGCTTAGCGGCACGCTCGACCCGCGCAATTATCTCGGCGGCACAGATGCGAAGAACTTCCAGATTCGCGCAAAGCAAATCGAGGGCCGGACGTTCCTGTCGGCGTTCGATCAACTCCGCGGTGCCGGTGCTATCACCGAGGCGGAAGGCCAGAAGGCGACCGCAGCGACGGCGCGGCTGGATCGCGCGCAGTCTGACGCAGAATATCTGGCAGCTATCAACGAACTGAAAACCATCTTGACCAAGGGCATGGAAATCGCTCGTCAGAAGGCTGGACAGGGCGGGCAGGCCGTCCCAGCCGCTACCACGAATAATGCCGCACTCAAGGCAAAGTACGGGCTCGATTAAATGCCTGATATCTCCATCGTCAAAGGCAACATCGCCAAGATGATCGCTCAGGGTGCGCCTGAAAGCGATATTGATGCCTATCTGGCCGGCGAGGGCGTTTCGCTGGATCAATTGAAGGCTGATAAGCAGCCCGACAAGTACCAGCAGGCGGCGATTGACGAACAAGCGAGTCTGAAAGCCAAGGGCATCGACCCCGGCGCGGGACTGACCCGCCGGCTCGCCCATGGGGCCACGTTCGGGGCTGACAGCACCATCATGGCGGGCCTCATGACCCCGCTGGAAATGTTCAAGCGCGGCGTTGGTCCAGGTGAAGCGTACAATTTCGCCAAGGCCCGCGAAGATCAGATCATGGGAGATGCGCGGAAGAATACCGGGCTGCTCGGGACGGCCGCAGAAGTTCTTGGCGGCGGCGTCAGCGGCGCTGGGCTTGCAAGCGGAGGCTTGACCGCGGCGCGGTTTCTCGCCCCCGAGGCGGGCTTGCTGGCCCGTACAGGGGCCTCCGCAGCGGATGCCGCGGCCATCGGCGGTTTTTCCGGGGCCATGGAAGGCAACGGCCTTGCCGAGCGCGGAACGAATGCTCTGCAAGGCGCGGCAATCGGAGGGGCGGCTGGCGGCATACTTCCCCCGGCGCTGGCTATCGGAAACGCTGCGATCTCTCCCATTGTCAGCAACCTCCGCGCCATTTCCAACCCGACCGGATTTGCGCGGTCCCAGGTTGCGCGCGGCGTGTCCGAAAGCGGAATGACGCCACAGCAGATCGCCCAAAGTGTAGCGCAGGCCGGCAACGAGGGGCAGGGCATGTTCACCGTGGCGGACGCCATGGGCAACGCAGGCCAGCGGATGCTCGCGACCACGACCCGAGCGCCGGGTCAGGCCCGCACGGACGTTGTGAACTTCCTCGACAACCGGCAGGCCGGGCAGGGCCGGCGAATTGCCAACACGCTGGCGGAAGGCTTTGACGCGCCGCAGACCGCCGCACATACCGAGGCGCGGCTGACGGCGCAGCGCGGGGCTGATGCCGACGCGGCCTATAGCGCGGTACGGAACGATGCCGGCCGTGTGGACGTGACGCCAGTTCTCAACAATCTGGATCGCGTCATCGGAACGCGGCCGGGGCAGGTTTTGACCCCTGCGAATGATAGTATCGAAGCCGTCTTGACTCCGTACCGTCAACGCTTGGCGCGGGTTAACCCGGACGATTTTGAGGCTGTGCAGCGCATCCGTGGCGATATGGCGGATGCCGCACAAACCGCAATGCAGGGAGGGCAGGGCAATCGCGCTCGGCTCATCGGCAATGCCGTACGAGCCCTAGACGCCGCGATGGAAAATTCCAGCAACGGCTATCGAGCGGCTAACGCGCAATTTGCCCAAGCCTCCCGCGATATCGCGGCGGTAGGTCAAGGCCGCCAAGCCGCTACCCGCGGTCGGACGGAAGACATCATCCCAGAATTTCAGGCGCAGTCGCCGGCAGGGCAGGGAGCCTATCGGGCTGGCTATGTTGACCCGCTAATCCAGCAGGCGCAGGGCGCGGCATTCGGTGCCAACAAGGCCCGCCCGCTCATCAACGATGCGTTTCAGGCAGAAGCCGGGGCGATGGCGCCGGGCAACCCGCTGATGCAGCGCCGCATTGGCCGCGAAGATACCATGTTCCAGACCCGCAACGCGGCGATGGGCAATTCCAAGACGGCGGAAAATCTCGCTGATGACGCGGCCATGGGAATCAATCCTACGCTCGTCGGGCAGGTGCTTTCCGGTAACTGGACCGGGGCGCTGCGTTCGGTGGTGGCTTCGGGCTCTAATTTGATGTCTGGCAACACGCCGGCAGTCCGTCAGGCGGTGGCTGACATTCTCTTGACCCGAGGCGGCAACGTCAACGCGGCGCAGTTCCAGCGAATGCTCGATGAAACCGTGCAGCGCATTCAACAGGTGCAGCGGATGGCGCGAGCGATGGGCCGCGGCGCGGCTGGTGGTTTGGGCGTCGCCGGGCCGGGCCAGAACCGCTAGTGCCTGAAATAGTACAAAATCGCCATCACTGAAAACAGTCCAAACAGATAAGCAACCGCATCAGGAAGCCCCGGCCCGAATATGGGCTCGCGGGGCTTTTTGCGTTCTGACGAATAGTCCTTAGGGGGCAAGTCGATATCCATGGGCCTGATTGACTCCATTGTCAGCGCGGAAAGCGGTGGCAATCCTAACGCTCAGAACCCCCGTTCGTCTGCGTCTGGCCTTGGTCAATTCATCGATGCAACCTGGCTGGATACGATCAAGGCAGCGCGTCCCGACCTCGCGCAAGGCAAATCCGACCAAGAACTTCTCGCACTGAAAACCGATCCCGTCCTGTCCCGTCAAATGACGGAAGCCTACGCGGCGCAGAACGGGGCCACTCTATCAAAAGCCGGGCACCCTGTAACCCCCGGCAGCACATATCTGGCACATTTTGCAGGCCCGCAAGGCGCGGTTTCGGTTCTTTCTGCAGATCCTTCGGCCCCGGTTTCATCGGTTCTCACGCCGGCCGCGATAAAGGCCAACCCGTTCCTTCAGGGAATGACAGCAGGCGATTTGCGGGCTTGGGCCGACCGGAAGATGGGCGGCGCGCAACCCGCACCACAGGCCACGCCAGCCCCGGCAAATGGCGTTCAGAACGCGCCGCCGCTCAGTCTGGCCCCGCCGACCGCCCCGCTCTTTGCCCAGCCTGAACCCGCACCACAGACCGGCGCGCTGTTCGGCCAGATGGACGTTCCGCAAATACAGGCGGCCCCGATCTTCGCCCCGCCGCGCAGGCAAGTCGACCTCTCCAAGCTCAGGGCCGCGTTCAAGGCCCCGCAATTCTCCCGAGGATAATCCATGGCACTTCCGTTCTATAACTGGTCGCGTACCGCGGCCAGCAACTCCACGGCTGACTCTACGGTGAATTGGGCGGAGGGCCAGGCCCCGTCCTCCGTGAACGACTCAGCCCGCGCCATGATGGCGTCAACGGCGGCGTTTCGTGATGACATTTCGGGGGCGATCGTTACCGGCGGGACATCCTCGGCATATACCGTCACATCCTATCAGGTGTTCGACACGCTTGCGCATCTCAATGGCAAGGTGATTGCCTTCACCCCTCACACGTCAAACGCAGAGGCCCCGACGCTGAACGTCGATGGATTGGGCGCGAAGGCGATCCGCCGGGCGGCTGACCTCGGCATCTACGCCGGCACGCTGGTTGCCGGAACGCCTTACGCCGTGACCTACAACAGCAGCGATGGCGTTTTTTATCTCAATAATTTCCATATGAGCCCGTGGCTCGTTCCTCTCGGGGTCGCGTTGCCATTTTTCGGGACCACGGCGCCAAATTCGCAATTCGTGCTGCCATACGGACAGGCCATATCCCGCACCACTTACGTTGATTTGTTCGCTATATTCGGCACGACGTTCGGGGTGGGAGACGGATCGACTACTTTCAATATTCCAGACCTTCGCGGGCGGGTAATTGCTGGCAAGGACGACATGGGCGGGTCGTCCGCCAATCGGCTGACCGACGCCGACGATGGATTGAACGGTGACACGCTGGGCGACACCGGCGGCGGCGAAACGCAAACGCTGGTGACGGGAAACCTTCCGGCCTACACGCCTGCGGGCACTGTAGCTGTCACCGTTGACACGCCGAACGTCTTGAGCGGCGGCACCTCCGACAATTACACGTCGGTTGCCGGCACCGGAACATGGCTCACTCCGACGCGAGGCTCTTTGGCCGCTACCGGAACCTTCACCGGCACGGCGCAGGGCGGCACGTCTACGGCATTCGGTATTATTCAGCCGACCATCATCGGCAACTACATCATGCGGGTTCTCTAGGGAAATCGCAGGACCACAAGCAGGGCCATGTACAGCCCTGCGGTGCAGATCGTTGCAATAATGAGTTGGCGTTTCATCCCGCCATCCTACCACCACAACCGAACAGCGAACAAGACATGGACTTAACCCCGCTCAAGGCAGCGAACGCCAAACGCTGGGCCAATGCCAAGGTAACGCGGAATTTCTCCGGTATTGCCAAGTCCTTGGTAGCCTCAAAGGCCCGTTATCAGGCGGTCGAAGCCAAAACCGGCGTTCCCTGGTTCGTCATTGCGGTCATCCATGAGCGGGAATCCTCGCAGAATTGGGGCCGTTCGCTGGCGCAGGGCGACCCGTGGAACAAGGTTTCCGTTCACGTCCCGGCCGGGCGCGGCCCGTTCAATTCGTGGGAAGCCGCCGCCATCGATGCGCTGGTGAACTGCGGCCCCTACGCAGCCCGCAACAAGGATTGGTCTGCCGGCGGCACGCTGACCTTGCTGGAGGGCTACAACGGCCTCGGCTACTACAGGCGCGGCATTCCCTCTCCGTACATCTGGAGCGGGACCGATCAATACCGGGCCGGCAAGTATGTTGCTGACGGCGTGTTCGATCCGAACCACGTCGATAATCAGCCGGGATGCGCCACGCTGATCCGCGCCATGATGGTGCTTGACCCAACCATCTCGTTCACGGGCCTGAGGATTGTTCCGCCCGTCACAACTCCCGCCGCTCCTCCTTCCGTCACCAACCCGTCGAAGGGATCGATCGGCGCATTCATCGCCAGCATCTTCGCGGCCATCTTCAAGAGGAAATAGCCATGTTGCAGAAAATCAAGGATTGGTTCAAGGACTCGGTGACGATTGCTTGGGCGCGCATTCAGTACGTCGTCGGCATCGTCGGCGCCGGCCTGATAGCGGTGTTCTCCGGTTACGACTTCTCGCAGCTCGCAAGCATGGATGCAAAGACCGCGTTCAAGCTGCTGGCGTGGTCTGCGCTGGCCGGCATCATTACCGAGATCGCGCGGCGCCGGACGCTCTGAGATGTGGATGACGATCCTCTCATTCGTCGGCGGGCCTGTCGTCTCTGGACTCATCAAGGCGTACCAAGCCAAGCTCGCTGCCGGCAACACCTCGGATAAGATCGCAAGCGACACGGCTGCACATGAAATCGCAGCGCAGACTGCTGAGGTGAATGCTCAAACGCAGTACCGCATTGCGGCGCTTGGCTATTGGTACGAGCCCGACAAAATCATGGGCTATTGCGTTGCTATTCTGCTCGCCAAGATCATCATCTGGGATATCTGCCTGGGGTTCGGAACAACGAATCTGCATGACGGGTGGATGACCAACACGGCGAACACTATCGTCATGTTTTACTTCGGAAAGCGCGGGTTTGAGAACGTCGCACGCATCCTGAAACGCTAGCCGGGACGCCGCTGCGCTGCGAACGCAACGACGCCCCTAACCTCACTGAAGCAGCAACCCTTCAACGAGGCTCGGACTACCATGCCGACAAAGCGTAAAGAAATCGCGAAATGATCGAAGTGCCGCAATGGGCGACCTTCGCCGTCGCGCTTATCGTTCCGGGCCTTGCCATTCTCGGCTTCTGGATGACCCTTTCATCCCGCCTCACCAAGTCTGAGGTAATGGCAGAGGACGCCAAGAAGGACGCAGCCGAGGCCAACGAAAAGGCCACGCTGCTTTCGGCATCATTCTCCCTATACCGTGAACAGATCGCGCGTGAGTACATCCACCGCGAGGTCATGCGCGAAGTCGAGGACCGGCTTACGCAAGCCATTGAGCGGCTTGGCGACAGACTGGATCGCGTTTTGGAGCGGTCTGGCATCTCACACAAATAGGGGCGCGCATGTTTAAATTCGTCGCCGCGATATTCCTGCTTATCGCCTCTCCCGCCTTTGCATCCAATGAACTGCGGGGCCAACCGCTCGAAAAGATAGAGTTCATGGCTGCGGCGCACGGCATCACGCTTGAAAAGCTGAACGAAGCGGACTCCGCATTGCTGGATGCCGCGACGGGCACGCGCCCGATGCCGAGCGAGATATATCTCCTGATGCTAAAAACCAGCGTGATTATCGCGCTTGTGCATGACGGCGTCGTGGTGGTTTCAACCGACCCAATCGAGCGCGCGAATATCGACAAGATTCTAGGTCGGTCCGGGGTCTAAAAAAATGCCCCAACGGAAGTTCGAGCTTCCGTCAGGGCGGTTTGTTGAGCCTACCCACCGCAAAATAGAAAGGAACAACAATCACAAGATATCAAGAAACCCATATTTTGCAAGTGTTTCTTGTGTTCGCCACTGTCCGCCACTGTACACAATCACACAAACATGAGGCTTCATGCGCCTAGCAGCGGCGATTGTTTTCCTGTGTCTAATCGCGTTCCCCGCCCAAGCCCATCAATTCAACTGCGATGAAGTCCGCGCCTATGTCGCAAAACACGGCAGGGCGAAGGCGCTGGCGTTTGCCATCCGGCACGGCGCGACGTGGAAAGAGATAAAGGAGGCCCGCAAGTGCTTATCGCGATAGGAACCATTCTCGTCATATGGGCAATCTGGCTTGCGATTTACGACCGCAGCAACTTCTTCCTGCCCTACATGCTGGCGCTCGGATCGGTGTTTATGCTGATCGGGTTTCTGCTGTATCCTGCGGCGTCCCGCGACCTCGGCCAATGGAAGAACGCCGATCCTGAAATCAGCGCATGGTATCGCGCGCTAAAGCAGAATGACTCGCCAACCATATCATGTTGTGGGGAAGCCGACAGCTATTGGTGCGACGAGGGCGCAAGAGGTTCACAGGTCACTTGCACCATCAACGATGATCGCGACGACGCCGCGCTGATGCGAAAGCACGTCCCGAACGGCACCGTCATTGAAATCCCCCAGCACAAGATCAACAAAGACCCGAACCCGACAGGCCATGCGGTGGTGTTTCTGAGCGTGGCCGGGTTTGTCTGGTGCTTCGTCGGGATCAACGGAAGCTGATGGTGGCGAAACGCTGTACAGACGAGGAGTTCGTCAAGCTCTTCACTCAACACGGGGCTACCGAAACGGCCCGCATCCTCAAAATCAACGAGCGCAGCGTCTATAGTCGGAGGGCAAATCTCGCTCGCTTCTTTCCGATAACCGCCCCGACGCGGCAGGTAACCAACTTCCCCGGACGCCATACGATTTCTCTGAAAAACGGAACCGTCATCGTCGGCAGCGACTTCCACATATGGCCGGGCGAGGCTTCGACATGCCTCCGCGCGTTCAAGAAGTTCGTTGCCGATATCAAGCCGGAAGCCGTCATCCTGAACGGCGACGTGATGGATTTCCCGCGCATCTCGCGCCATCCGCAGAATTGGGAATCCGCGCCTGACCTGCAAGAGGAAATCGAGGCGGCACAGGACCATCTCAACGACATCGTGCAAGCCTGCAAGCGTGGGGCGCACAAGGTCTGGACTTTGGGAAACCACGACGCCCGCTTTGAGTCGATGATCGCCAACGCCGCCCCGCAATACCGCGGTGTTCGCGGAGTCCACCTGAGCGACCATTTCGGCGCGTGGCAGAAGGCCATGTCCTGCTTCATCAATGAGGAAGTCGAGGGCGGGGCTACCATGGTCAAGCACAGGTTAAAGGGAGGCATCGGCGCCACCAGGGCGAACGCATTGAACTCCGGGGTCAGCATGGTTACGGGGCATCTTCATTCGCAGAACGTTCGACCTATTTCTGACTATCGTCCTTTTGATCGCTATGGCGTCGATACTGGCTGCGTGGCTGACAAGGAACATCGCGCGTTCACATATACAGAGGACGCGCCGCTGGATTGGCGATCGGGTTTCGCGGTCCTGACGTATCGCGACGGGATACTCATGCCGCCCGAGCTGGTGACGAAACTGGACGCCAAGACGGTCTGGTTTCGCGGGGCGCTGCATCGGGTATGACCAAGGGCTACCAGCAGATCGTCGAAGGCGAATGGATAGAGCCCTCCCGCAAGGGCTTCATCGACCAATGCTGCGATTGCCACCTTGTCCACGTCATAGACTTCGAAGTGGTGGACAAGAACAAAAAGAAAATCCCCGGCGCTACGGTTCAATTCAAGTTGCGCGTTGACCGGAGAAAGACGGCGGCGTCACGGCGCAAACTGAAATTTTCAAGGGACGATTAGGCGTGCATCCGTGGCTAATTCTTGCGGTTGGATGTGTTTATCTGTATATTGCCGTTGACTTGATTTGTGCCGGAAAGACGGGGCTTTCTCTCGCTTTCTTCGGATACGCATTTAGCAATGTCGGGCTATGGATAGCGGCGAAATAAAGCGCGACCGTATTCTGCATTGGGCAAGACACCACGCTTTGCTTGATTGGGTCCGCCTCGGCTGGATCGTCGCAAAGCCAAACTCGGAGAGCCATCACGATGAATATAGCGTCACCGTTGAGTGGCTTTGCAAGTGCGAACCGATCAGACCCGCAGACCGCTAGGTTCTTCCGCATCACGTTCCCGACGAACGGGAAAATACTGCTCAAGGTTGGCCCTGGCGACCACACCATCCAGCAATGGGAACTATCCCGAGATGATATCAAGGGCCTCGTCCGTGACTGCCTCCCGGAGCTACTGAAATGACAGCCGGTGGAATAGCCCTCACCATCATCGTTATATGGCTGCTAATCAAGTTCCTTCGGGCTTGCTGGTAGTGCTTGGCCAAGAGCGCGGATGGCATCAAGCTGAGGGTCTTCGCTGCGACCACCCTTGATCTTTTCCAGCACTGCTCGCAGTCGGTCGATCTCCATAACCGCCGCTTGGTGCTTCCCGTTATAGTCCTCGCACTCTCGGGTGCATTCAGCTAGCTGCTCATGCGATTGCTGCACGGTTTCCTTGAGGGCAGAGCACAGCCCGTCCAATCGACCAATCAAGGCAATCAGACCTTCGCGGGTTTCGTATGGGGAAATAGGAATCGGCATGTCGTCCTCCGTGGTGATCGCTTAGAATTGGGGTAACGTCGGGTCGAAATTACCCCATTCAGAACTTCATTACCCCATTTCCTGTTTATGATCGCCAACCCTACTTGATCTTGATGTAGGACGGCGGTTGTTTCGGAATAATCATGGGCTGGACCGTGAAATGCGGGTTCGTAGAGCTAGCGCCACAATGGTCGAAGCTGCACGGAACCCACCCACGGTTGTCGTGCGTAGCGTAAAACCCAGGGAATATTCCCCAATGTGAAATGCTCATGTTCTATCCCTGTTTAGAAGTAGTGAAGTGGTGGGGCGGATTGGCTACCGCTGCTCCTTCGGCCCGAGGAGAGATGCAAGCATTGCTCTCCGATGCTCATCCTGGCGCGCTAATTTCCTGATCCGGCTGTCCGGACTTCCACCACTAACCGGCTTTCGCCGGATCTCTAAAACTCCCTGCTCAACACCGGGGATGTCAAAAGGGCTTCCGGTCCATTGGACCAAATAACGGGCCCTTCTCCACGCTCGTTGGCTTCCCCATCATCGTGATATTGATGGCGCCGGCCTGCAACTGCGAAACGATGCTTTCCGCAAGGCTGTCTGCCTGCGCCTCGGTCCCAGCGACGAAAATCAAACGAACCTCGCGCCCGTATTGCTCAACCCGAGCCTCGCTCCCAAAGTTGGGGTGGGTAAACCCTCGGTCGGTCGCCATCAAGCAATCTCCTTGCCCTGACGCTGCAAGGCAGCCTCGCGGCGCCGCTGCTTCCTGTTGCCCCAATCTGGCGAGCGAGATTCGCGTAGTTTCTGGCGCATGGCGAGTTTTTCCTTGCGCCTTTGGTCGAATGCGTCGATCTCGGCGCGCTTATCTGCGGTGATCTCAAGGCAGCGATTTATCATTTCCATTTTCAAGACCTTTCTGGTGGTAGGGCTTCTTTCAATTTCCGGGCAGCGACTTCGTAGGCGTGGCAATGACTGCCGAAGCTGGTCGAGTTTCGGGCGCGTTCATCAAGCCACGCCAGAACCTCCCTAATCTTCTTTTCGTTGTCGTCGGTCATGTCGTACTCACTCCTCGGTCAGAAGTCAGTCTGTGAACGTCTTGGCGTTGCGCTTGATAACTTCCATCCCGCGCGCAGTTGGTCTCATAGCTTCCTCGAAACGTCGCCGCCTCAAATAGCCCCTATCCCGCAGACTGCGAGCCAATGGCTTCAGGTGAGGCTTGAGCCACCGATAGGGATACCCAGGGCTGACAAGGCCCGCGGACCAGAGAACCCGCAGCTCAGATTTTGTCATTGGCAATCCCCATTCGTCAATGAAAGACGGCCCACGACAGCCCGAACGAAATAACGAGCAGAGTGAACGCGACTAGAGGGTTAAATATCCACATGTTCGGTGCCTATTGATTACCGCAAGTGTGGCGCGAATTGGCGGTCAAGTTCGCCACGAACAATCTTGTCCATCAGGGCCAGGGTTGCGTCCGGGTCCGGCCGGTCGGCTGTCGCAATAGCGTGGGCGATCAGCATCCCCATGGCGTACAAAACCGACGCTGTGGACTCCCCCTCGAATAGCTGTTCAACCTTGTTGGCGAGAATTTCCGCCCCTTCAATGTCGCTCATGCTCGATCTCCTTTGGACAATGCGGACAACTCCGCAACCGACTGCCCGATCAGTTTCTCCAGCCGGCGAATCTGATCCCGGTCAGTTGACTTGGCGCGGACTTCCAACTGCTCCAAGAGATTGGAGCATCGGTGTCCGGCGGGCGTGTCGTGGCCCAACTTGGTCCGCAGCTTGAGCAGGGACGTTCGGACGGCCTTTTCGTCAAAATCGTTAGTCACTTTGCCAATTCCTCCAATGATATCAAATGGGCCATCTGTGGCAGTTAGGCAGTCTATCGTCCTGATTTCATTGCGCTACGTGGTAACAGCTCGTTAAGATTAGCGGAAATTTAAGATATATAATTCAATATCATAGCCGCCGAGTTAGTCAGTTTTCTATATCGTTAGGCAATTGCGACTCACTTTTTGTTCCCCATCGCATCCCGCGCCAGTCGCCTTTGCTCGGCCGCGTCCGTGTAGCGTGACAGCCAAAATCAAATCTGACATTTTCATTTCGATACCTCCGGTGGTGATCCCACAGAAGCGAAAGACGGCTCCAGCGCATGGAGCACAGCCGTTGCAATCCGCTTTTCGTCGTCGCTAAATCCATAATGGTTTTGGATTGCCGAAATGCACTCCTGTATCATCTCGACACGAATGCGGCGGATCGTAAATGCCGTGGTGGTCTCTAGCGGGTGTTTTTCAAGCATCACTTGCGCTCCCGCGACGACACTAGCGGGGAGACATGGTGGTCAGGCTCAATTCTCGGCCGCCCGCCAGTCAGAAACGATCTGATCGTCTCGAATGTTACCGGCTCAAACGCCCAGCAATCCACTCCCACGTCGCAACTCTGGGAATCGCCGTCGAGGTTGCCGTGGCTGTGTCCGTAAAGCTGAACCGCGCCATGGTGCGACCTGTTCCAAACGCGCATGGCGTAGTGGCAGAGCACCACGGGGGTTTTGCAGGGCAGGGTGACATGCAGCAAGCTATCGACCGTTGCCCAGCCCTCGGCCTTGTTGACCCGGTTTGAATGGTCGTGGTTGCCAAGGATCAGCCGCTTTTGCCCCTTCAAACGCCGCAGGTAGGGCGTGTGGTCGGCAAACGCGAAATCGCCAAGGTGATAGACCATATCGCCGGGCGCAACGGCCGCGTTCCAGCGGTCAATCATCGCCTCGTCCATTTCCTCGACGGTCGCGAACGGGCGGTTCGCCAACTCAATGATGCGCTTGTGTCCGAAATGATGGTCGGACGTGAACCATATATTCATTGTGTTCCCCGCTCCTGCAAAACCACCGGCGATGCTCGCCTAGCCGCAGCCGTAGCGCGCTTGTCCCGGCGCGGCCGGAATTGGACCTTGCCTTTCCTGACCCGAAAATCCATGACGTGGATGAGCGAGCAATCACAGCATCTCATCTTGTGACCGCGCTGCGGCTTCGGCTCGATCCATTCCCCGTCAAATACCTGTTCGTATTTCACTTTCACTCTCGCGCCCCTCCGACAGCACCGCGCATGACAACCTTGACCACGCCACGGCACGGCTTGTTGTTGTCATCGGTTCTGCGGACGATCCCGCAATCCCGACAGCAGACAAGGTTAAAGGCTTCAACCCAATGATGCCCGTTGGACTCTGCGATAACCTTCATTTTGTCGGTTCCCGAAACCACTCAATTTTCATGTTCGGCATTTCGTGGACTTTGCCGATCAGGTCTTGATGCTCGCGGACATAAGCCTCCGGCTCATTGGCGCAGCCTACGATATTTCCGGAGGTATCCAGCCGAATGCAGACGATGTTCTTCCACGGCCGCTCGCCAACGCGCTCGACTACGCCGACGACAAGCCGGAAGAATGGCTTTCCGTAAGCGTTGCCGTAGACGTTCCCGACCTCGACGGTTCCGCCGCGTCGCGGATGTATTTGCTGGCCGTTGATCTCGACCTTCACTTGGTTGGTCCTCCCACAACACCGGTGATGCGATTTATCGCCGCGCGCCCGATGCATTCGGCATAGGCTGGCGGGATGGCTTGCGAGAGCGGATCAACGGGCGCCCAATCCATGCCCATCGCCGCGCGCTCTTGATCCGCGGTGAAGCATGGCTGGCCCTTGGCGTGGCGGTGCAGCGATACGCCGTGGCCGCCGCCGTAAACGCCGATCGTGCGCTTGCGGTGCCGGCATGGCGGGTGCGGGATCGACCAATATTGCGGGCCGGTTTCAAAATTCCGGTGGCGCCGCAGCTCTGCCTCCGGAATCCCAAGCCCGAACATCGTCCCGCAAAGCATGATCGGCGACCGCAGGGGCGCCCCTGGTACGTTTTCGATCACATAGCGGACGCCGGACGCCTCCAGCATGGCGCGCGTCTGGGGGATCAAGTCCTCATGGTCCTTCGCGTTATGCATGGTTTTCAACGCCGTGTGAGCTTGGCAGGGCGGGGATGCCCAGATGAAATCGAATTGCCTCAGATCGAACGGGGGACGCAGGGCATCGGCCTGCACAAATCGAAAAGGGTAGTGGGGCTGCCTTCGGATATCGACGCCGATCACGTCGAAGCCCGCGCGATGCAGGCCCATCGACGCCCCGCCAGCGCAGCAAAACAAATCCAATGCGAGCGGTCGCGTCATGCTCGGTCTCGCGACGAAACCGCCAGAGACTGCGTTTCGCTTTCGTGTAGCTCGAAAGCCAATTCTTCAAGATACTCCCGCGCTGCTGGCAACATCTGCTGCCAGAGGTCGTCAGGGAGCCGAAGCCCTTGCGCGTCTTTCACCAGCCCCATTTTCTTGGCGGCCATACCGCGCGCCATGGTTTCCTCGTCGGTCATCGTCGGTCCCCTTCCCATTCATGGATGGCCCCGCCGGCCCCGCCGCAAGTCTCGCAAAGAACGGCTTGCACGTCGGGGTGGCTAAAGCCGCACCCGGCCTCGTAGACGTGGATCGTCTTGTTGACGTAGCCTTCGCCTTGGCAGTCTGGGCATTCCTCCCAGATTTCCGGCGGCTCGCCAGCGTTCAATATTTCAAGCTCAAGGTCGCGCTCGTAAGCCCTGCCCATGGTCATCCCCGGTCCTGCAAAAGCACTAGCGGTGTCACGCCGGCACCTGATAGCCAGCCGCGTTGCGATGCCCGCCGCCGCCGAAAGTCTTGGCAATTTCGGAAACGTCCAGCCGTGAATCCTCTGAGCGCAGCGAGTATTGCACCATCCCGTCGCCGCGGCGGAACCAGCAGGCCGTGAACGGAGCCTCGGGATGCGCTTGGAGCAGGGCGTGTGCGGTGTCGCTGGCGTAGTGGTAGGGGACGTTGACGATCGGCACCCGATGTCCTGCGATGTCGCCTACGTAGGCGTCAGCGAGAAACTTCGCGATGTTGGCATTGTGCGACCGCAATATGCCCTTGCCTTCGTCAATCAGCCCCTCCGGGTAACGGGCGATTTTGTCCCACGCTTCGAACGTCTGGGGGTAGGTTCTGAGGGCTGCCGAAAACTGCTTCGTGCGGTCGCCATATTGGAAGCGCCACAGATCCCGGTCGCCGATCAAGTCGATCATCTCCGGCCGCGGCTCGCCTTCAAAGAAATAATCCCATGCGATCTGCGCTCCGGACCGCTCCATATCGAACACGGCGCGGACCGGCCACTCCATGGCGCCTTCCCACTTATTGCGCCACGTTGCCGGGTCGTAATTCTCCTCCGGGTATTTGATGCCCGCAAGGTCTGCCGCCGCCGTCTTGTGGTGGTCCAGGATCAGGACCGTCATGGCCTGGGGCTGGCCGGACTGGATCATTGCGTCGATGACGGGCCGCTTGTAGCTGAAATCGACCATCAAGACGTTCTTGCTCTCGACATTCGGCGGCTCCTTGCCGTAGACGCCAGCATAGAACTCAACGTCACCTCCGAACGCTTTGTGAACCACCCACGCCGCGCCGAACCCGTCGTCGCAATTGCCGTGATAAATGCAAATATCCGGCTTGTTCATCCTATTCTCCTGTTTGTCGTGGTGAGTGATGCGAAGACACCGCGGGAGAGACCATCGCGGACCTGTTCTCGTAAATCTGTTTTTCTATTTCTGCGTCCGGGCGCTTTTCGAGCAGCATTGCCGCAAAAAGGCTGTTAGAATTATCTAACGCCTCTCGCATCGTTTTGATTGCGAGGCGCAACGCGCGGAACTCATCCTGAAGAACTGCCGACATTGCCATATCTCCGATGCTCATTATACGGCCTCCGAAATACAGGTTGCAGACTGGTTTTTAGATTTAAAAAACAGGTCACGGCCTGTATTTTCGTTGCCCCACTGATCGGCCATCGCCTCGGCAATCCCCTGCATCGTCCGGCTACGCTCTTTCCAGCGGTCCGGGCCAGGCGGCATCAGGTGGACGCGGGCGTGCCGACCTTCAACAATGTTCGTCGGAACCAGCTTGGGAAGCCCCTTGAGCCAGAGACACGTCGCCTTCGTCTCGCCGTGGCCGAACTGCCATGGCTGGATGATCTGATCCGGCTTGCGAATCTTGCTCGATATGATGCTGATCGGGTTTTCCAGGGCGATGCGCGGAATAGGGGCGTCCAGCAGCCGGCGCACAAAATCCAGCGCCTCGGCCTGCTCGGTCTGCTTTTCCTTGAACCAGCGGGCACCACTGACTGCTAGATGCGTGCATGGCGGGTGAGCAATCATCAAATCCCACGGGTAAGAGTCCGTCCGTGCAAACATGCCAACTTGTTCGTTGTGGCCGTATTCAATTGGCGTCCCAAAGACGGCACCGCGCACGTCACCCCGGATGTGGAATTTGCTGCCATCCTCTGCCGGCAGGAGGTCGCAGGACCAGGCGTCGTGCCCACGGGCGCGGAAGGCCTCACGAACAACCCCTGAAAATTCGCAGGCGACCAGAACCCTCATTTGTCGCTTCCCCTATGTGTGGAGGGGAACGAGCATGGCCCGGGGCGGCAAGTGCAAACAGCGATGGCGCACCCAGATTGAGCCGATGGCACCGA